TCAGCCATTGCCGAGCTCCCGCGCGTCGAGCGCTGACCTGACCTGAGCATCCCACGCCGCATTTCGGGCGTCGAGTTCGTCGGCCAACACCCGAAGCGTCCAAGCCGCAAAGGCGCCGCCCGTTGCGCCAGTGGGCCAGTAGACGACATAGCCATCGTCTCCGGTCACGAAATCGCCCTTGCTGTCCGCCATTTCTACGATGCGACGTATCTCGCGCGCATTTGCTTGCGTCTCTGGTGTGGAGGTCTTGAGGGCGCGAATAGCCTTGGCAGCGTCGCGAGGCTGCATGTAGCCCGGCATCGCGTCCGCAATCCGTGCCGCCTCTTCGAGCACCGCCTCCCTATCTACCGATCCTTCTTCCTCCCGTGATGGCGTAGTATCGGTGGCGTCCGCGACGTGGGCGCCCCATGCGTCATACGCGGCACCGCGGGTGTCGCCGCTGAACTGCACGCCGCATCCGCAATAACCGACGTAATCGCCCTGTGGCTGCGGCCAGCAACCGGTCGGATAGTGCTGGCGGAATTGCTGGACCCGCTCCTCTGTTGGTGCAGGGCGGCTTTCGAGGGCGGCGAGGGCTGCCTTGATGTCGTCAAGCGAAGGCGGCGCTGGATAGATCGTCGGCCCACCCCAGTTCGGGGCGTCTTCGTACTGGCTGACATACTTCCGCAACCGGGTGACAATGCTCATCGGAATTCCTCGAACGGCTGGTCGCCCTTGACGTAGAGCGGGTGGCGGGGGTGGCGCTGGACGGTGCGACCGAGCGAGACCACGCGGACACCGGCTGCGAAGGCCATGTCCATCACGATCGCGTCGCGGCCCAGATGCCCGCCGTGTGCGCCCCAAGCGGCCAGCACGGGCAATTTGAGACCCGCCGCCTCGGCTAGCATCGCCCGGAGCGTCTCATCGTTCTGGGGCCCCACCGGATCGTCGGCGGCGCGCATGTCGGCCGGCTTGGTCGCCCGAAAGGCGAACAGGTTGAAAACGCGGCACCCGCCAAACCCCTCGCGCCCGGCGAACGCCATGCAGCGCTTGATCGTCGGATCGTCGATCGCGGCATCCGCCGTGCTGGGGTTGAGCATGATGATCGGAAGCGGCGGGATGAACGCCGGCGCCCAGACCCGCGACAGGGAATAGCGGTATCGACCGCAAGCGCTGATATCGGCGGCGCGCGTGATGAAAAGTCCGGTCACAGCCAGCTCTCCCCGTCGCTCACGATCGCGATGCGCGCGCCTGGGTAGAGATGGAGGAATAGGGCCGACCAACCGTAGCCGCTGGACTGACCATCCCAGTGCCCCAGATCGGCGGACGGGGCATAGCTGCTGCCAGTGCGCCGCTTGTGCAGAACGGCCTCGCGGCGCCCGTGCGTGCGGTTCAGGATGAGCGCCAGCGATGCGACGATCGCGCGCCCTATCGTCCACTCCTCGCCTCGCTCGCGGACGTGCCGTCCGTGTTTGATGATCGGCGGCCCCCACAGCATCGCCAGCGCGCCCAGTCGCCACCGCCGCTCCTCGCGCACGAAGTCACGATACATACGCCAATCGTCCGCTTCGGACATGAACTCGCCGTACGGACCGGTGGCCCGCCTGATCTCCGAAGGGCGCCCGGTCCACGAGCTGCTATCGATCACGCTGCGCATGACGCCTCCTGCTCCGGCTCGATGCGCCGCAGCGCGTCACGAAAGCGGATTGCGCGCTCGAACTCTTGGGCGCGGACGGCGTCGTCGAGCAGGCGCCGGAGGCGGCTTATCGCCGTCAGGCGCGGTATCGCGCGGCGCGGCATGGCGCTCGGGTCGCCCTCGAACAGTTTGTAGCTCGACAACTGGCGCAGATCGCCGCGGCCGGGACCGAACGTCACCAGCCACATGCCGTTGATGCCGCCGTAGCAGCGTCCGCGACGGACCCGCCCGTCGAAGTCACGGAACAGGCGGGTCTCGCCCGACTGGATCAGTCGCCCGCCGGCGTCGGTTATGCGCCAGCTCTTTCCGCCCAGCTGCTCGGTGGAGGACCATCCGTCCGGACCATCGCTATAGCGGCCCTCGAAATATCCCTTCGGGTCGAGCCGGTGCCGCGCGGCTTGAAACGAGAACCCAGCATCGTCGAGCGCATCGAGCGCCGCCCGGAGCGCGACCTCGTAGGCCTTCCCGATCAGGTACGGCATCTTATCGCGCTTATCGAAGTCATAGCGCCCGCCGTTGCGATTGACCATCACGACATTTTGGAAGAACTCGAACGTGAGCCCGGCTGGGTGCGCCTCGGTCGCGACGAACAGGTCGCCGCTCGGCGTCTGACGGCGCCCCATGCGATGATATTTGTTGAGGGTGCGATAATGCTCATTGTCGATCCGCGGGTCGGTGGTGAAGGTGAACCCCTTGGCCTTGAGCGCGCGGATGACGGCCGAGAGTGTCTTGTAGTCCGGCTTGGTCCATCCAAGGTGCGGCTCGACTTCGTTCGTGCGGCTGGCGACGTTGATCGAGGTGTCATGGAGCCTGTAGGTACGATTGTTCATCGCTCGACCTCCGGCCGCGCGACCTGAATATCGACGTCCATCCCGACGACCGTCCGAACAGCCTCGGCGATCGCAGTCGCGTCGATATGGACGGCCTGCTGCGGGTCCTCGACCTTGATCGATGCCGACAGCGACGGCGTCTCGAACAGCGCAGCGGGGAGCTGCAGCTTGAGGTTCAGGGCGCGTTCGTTGCGCGCGAGGTTGGGATAGCCCGCCGAGACGCGGACGCTCGGCCGGTCGCTGCCACCCTGCCCCCGGCCAATGGTCAGCCAGAAGTCGAGGATGAGCGTCGTCTTGCCGCCCGCGCGACTTTCGTGCCCGAAGCGTCCGCTCATCGACAGACCCTCCGGAAAAGCGCGGCGCAAATCCGCGCCCAGAAGCCGCCCGGGACGCGGGTAGCCAGCCAGCGGGCCTTGTGACCGGCATGGCGCTGCGAGAGCGCGCGCTGAAGGTCGGTGCCCCGAAGGTCCGACAGCCGCGCGGGGGCGTTGAGCAGCTCCTTCACAGCAGCGCCACCAGCAACCCGAGCGCGATCACGCTCGGTACGGCCGCGACCAGCGCCACCTGCGTTCCCGCGGAGGGCGCACGTACCAGCGGCGGCTTGCACGTCGGGCAGCGGCACAGGTCGTCACAGATCGGATTGCGATGGTCGACGACGATCGACCCGGCGCCGCGGTGCGGCATCAGCGCGGTTTCATCCATAGCTTGTCCCCTCCGGGCGCCACGATGAGCGCCCGCGTTCTGTCCTTCCGCCACGCAAGCAGCGGACATTCGATGAGTTTGATTTCGGGCGCGCCGTCGCCGGGAGAGTGGTGTCCGACTTCGAGGGCTATCGTCACTGTCTCGACGCGCTCCGGGTCCCTGAGCCGCGCCACGACGGATCCGGCCCATCGTTCGCGGGAAGCGCGCGCCCTCTCCAGCTCACGCCCCAAGGTTGCCAGCTGGGGAGCCGTCCACCGTGAGCCGATAACCGGCGCACCGTGCCAAGGGCTCGTGCTGGACGGCGTCACGACCGGCCCGGAACGCAGCGCCGCGTCGATCTCGGCTCGGGTGAGGCGGCTGGTCATCGGGTCAGGCCGCGATCTTCTCGATATCGACGCCGACGATGCGGACCGTACGACCGGTCTGCTTGAGCGTCACGCGGTCGAGCTCGATCAGGTCGCGACCAATCTTGCGGCGCTCGCGAAATGCATAATTCTCTGCAGTAGCGAGCGAGCGTGTCTCATGCTCGCGCGTCTCACCTGACGCGAAACGGGTAACAACCCGGTGCGTCTTCGGCGCTGCCAGTGCTGCGGCGATCAGGGGGTGAACGTCGTTCATCGAATTTCTCCGTCGTCACCGTCTTGCGTGTCGCCGATGGGCGACAGATCAGGTGCCGTTGGAGCCGTATCTACAAAAGTACGGTAGCTCAGTCAACAGGAGTTTTGTAGTTCAATCGTCCGGCGGTAGGTAATCGGGCCAGAAGCCGCTATCCTCACTGCGCTCGACACTTGGAGCTTCCGTCCCGTCTGCATCTTCAGCCGGCAGGGTCGGGCGTCTGTCGACGCCCACTCGGGCGACGGCGCCGCAAGTCGCGAGGTCCTGAAATATCGCATGCAACTCGCGGCCTTCCCGAAGCAGCTTTCCGACGAAGATCGCACGCTGCGACGCGACATATCCGATCTGGAACCCACGAGCGCTGAACACGGCGACCGCATGCTCATCGAACGGGTTCTTCGGCTCGGGGCGAAGCTCAAGCGGCTCGCCGCGATTACAGAAAGCAATCTCGCTCCTCCGATTGCCGCCATCGGCATTCGGGTGGTTCGCGCCCACGACGGCAACAGAGAACTCGCGGTGCCGCATGCGCGGCGAGCCTACTACATTCGGCGCGCGATCCAAGCTACCTTGCCGATGATCCGCACGTCAGCCGGATCCGCGTCTTCTGGCGGATAATCGGGATTGGCGGAGAGGAGGACCAGCTTGCGCCGGCCATCGCGCATGACCGAGCGGACGCGCTTAATATAGCCACTCCCCGCGTATTCTAGCGCGTAGATGGTATCGCCGAGGTCGATCCGCGTCGCCGAGGTATCGATCAACACCAGATCATGCTTGAGGATCAGCGGCTCCATGCTGTCCCCGAAGCCGGTGGCGATAAAGAGCTGCTCTGTCGGCGCGTGCGTAATCGCCTGGATGAAGCTCAGGTTGAAGGGGATGAGTTCGGCCGAGCGATGCTCCTCGATCGCGGCACCGTGGCCCAGCGCGAACCGGATATCGAGCTTGCGGATATAGACAAGCTCGTCGCGCTTCTCTGTATCGGCAGCCCTTTCCGGTTGACCTTCCTCGAAGGCCATGCGGACGTACCGGAGCCATTCGGGCAGGCGCTTCGCCTTCCCGGGCTGCTCGAAATCGGAAATCGACTGCTGTCGCAGCTTAAGCTCGCTGCCCTCACGACGGGCGATCTCGCGTGCGATGTTCGCGAGCGTCGTGGTTGACCAGCCGCGCTTAGTGCGCTCCCGGACCAGCCAGCCGCGCCGCGCCTCTACTTCTTCCGCCGAGCTCATGACACCATGAGCTACAAAGATTCCTGTAGAACCGCTCCTACAAAACTCCTGTTGCATTGCCTACCGCAATCCTGTAGCGATGCGAACCATGATGGCGCATCCACACCACGAAGCGTTCAAGACCGCACTGGCGCGGGCAGGCAATAACCAGAGCCTGTTCGCGCGCGAGATCGGAACGTCGCAGCAGCGGGTCTCGTACTGGCTGCTCAACGGCCGGGCGTTGCCCGGCGAGTTCGTCCTTCCCGCCGAGAAGGCGGGATTTGGATCGCGCCACGATATCCGCCCGGACCTGTATCCGCGCGAGGCGGTGGCCGCATGACCTGCGCCCGTTGTTCCGTCACCCTTTGCAGTTGCCCCGATGCCGTCTGGCGTGGGGCGACCTCCAACGACCTCGCAGCGCGTGGGGCGCGCGAGACGGGCGCGGGGCTGTTGCCCCCTTGCGGCTCCGCGCCCGGTGTCGATCCGATGTTCCATGCTCATTCTGCTACCGCAACGGAGGCGCGCCATCATGTCTGCTGAAGCCGATTTGGCACGAGATGTCGTGGACCGTCAGGTGCAGATGTTCGCCATGTTCGTCGGACCGGGGCTGACGACGACCCGCGCGGCGCTCGCCGCGGCGTCGAAGGTCCCCGACAGCACGCTCAAGAGCTGGGCGAACGGCGCGGCGATGCCGCTGTGGGCCGTGATGCACCTTCGCCGCTTCCTGCCGCCCGAGGCGATCAACATGCTAACGGAGCCTGCAGGGCTGCTTTTCGCCGGGATCACGCCGTCGGACTCCGATTGGGACGAGATCCTTCATGGCGCCGCCGGTCTGACCTTCGAAATCGTCGAGGCGAAGAAGGACGGCATTTGCCACCGGGACAGGGACAGGCTCCGCGGGCGCGCTCGCGCCCTTGCCGCGGACCTCGCTGACGTGATCGAAGACTAGGAACAATCGAACCGGCCGGACGCCGGGAGGGAGTTGAAACATGGATGCGCTGAACAGCGCCGGGGCCGCGATAGCGGTTTCGGCGAACGCCACCGGCTTGCCCGCGTCCGGGCAGCCCTACGCCTCGCTCGAGGACATGCAGGCATGGGCGGAGGGTGTAATGGCCCGTGCCCCGGACCTCATCATCGGGGAACCGGCTCGGCCGTACCTGCGGCGCTGGTGGGTGGTGCCCCGCAACTATGCGGCGAACACGTACCTGCACGAGATCCTTCGCAGCGACGACGACCGCGCCGGGCACGATCACCCGTGGCCCAACGCCTCCTACGTCATTTTCAGCGGGTACGAAGAGGTCATCTACGATCCGCTTCAGCCGTGGATCGAGGTCGATCGCGTCTGGCGCGGGCCGGGTTCGTTCGTCGCCCGCAAGGCGACCGATACGCACCGCCTGATCGTGCCCGACGGCGGCCGGTGCATTTCGCTTTTCACGACGGCGGCGCGCGAACGGGATTGGGGCTTCTGGTGCCCGGACGGCAAGGGCTGGGTTCACTGGCGCGACTTCACCGGCGGCGATGCCGGCGAGATCGTGGGCCGCGGATGCGGGGAGGCCGATCATGGCTGACGCCGCGCTCGCGCCCCGGAAGGGCTATGGCCATGGCGGGTCGCTTCGCCGGTTCGAGAGCATCGAGGCCCGCGGTCACCGCGTGCGGATGGCGGACGATCACCCTGCGCTGGTCGAGGGCCGGACGATCATGCCCGCCCGGGTCTTCCAGCCGGATGAGGTCCAGCGCCTTCTGATCGACGGCGTCAACAGCCGGAAGATCGGCCGCCGCGTGATGAAGGGCCGGTGGAAGGGCTTCCCGATCTTCACGCTCACGCTGGAGGAGCGTGCGACATGCCCGCGCAGCTGTGCCGAGTGGCGCACCTGCTACGGCGCGAACATGCCGTTCGCCCGGCGCATCGCGCACGGCCGGGAACTGGAGGCGGCGCTGTGGGCCGAACTGGCGGAGAAGCAGCGCACGCACCCGAACGGGTTTGCCGTGCGCCTGCATGTGCTGGGCGACTTCTATAGCCTTGAGTACGTTGCGCTCTGGATGATGGCGCTGGCGCGGTTCCCCGCGCTGCACGTCTTCGGCTTCACCGCCCGCCATCCCGAAACTGACCCGATCGGCCGCGCGCTCCGCGACATGGTCGAGGCCGACTGGAGCCGCTTTGCGGTCCGCTTCTCCGGTGTCTCGCGGGACAGGGGGGGGTCTGTCGTTATCGAGCGCGGCGAGGACACGCCGCACGTCGTGTGCCCCGCGCAGACCGGCGGCACCGACTGTTGCGCCACCTGCGCGCTGTGCTGGCACAGCGACCGCACCATCGCCTTCTGGAGGCACTGATGGCGCGGACCTGCACGGATTGCGGCGCGCCGATCGGCGTCAAGAGCAAGGGCCGGTGTCGTCGCTGCGCCTGCATGCTGATGAACACGGATCCGACGATCATCGCCCGGCGTGAGAAGACGAACGACCGGCATCGGCAAGACCCCGCGTTTCGGGCGCGGCACGCCACCGCCTGCCGGGAGGCGAAACTGCGCCAGATGCAGGACCCAGCCTTTCGCGAGCGGATGGTCCAGCTCGGTCACGCGCACGGCCGCGCGAACTTCCATCATGCCAACACGCCGGACGCGCGGGCGCGCGCCCACCGCGAAATCCGCCGCCGACTGCTCGCCTGGTGTCCCGAAGAATTCTGGGACCTGAACCGGACGCTCAAGCGGGCCGGATACCGGCTCCCTGATCGCCAGCGAATGATCCGCGAACTGATCCCCGGCACCGCCGAGCGCAGCCGTCTGGAGATCGCGAACTTCACGTTCAAGCAACAGCTCCGCGTCCAGCGCGAACGCGAACAGGCGTACTGAGCATGACGCCCGGCCTCACCGCACCCCGCTCGCGCCCCGTCGCCGGACCGCTCCGGCCGCGCGCCCGCGACGGCTCCTACCCCTTCCTCAATCACCGCACCGTCGCCGAGATCCGCGCGGCGGCCGGTCAGCACGAGCGAGAGCAGCATGCCTGAACCGACGACGGCCAGCGACTATCAGGCGTTCCTCGAGGCGAAGGTGCCGACTGCACCGCGCGCGGGCTTCGACTGCGATCTCGACGAGGTGCGCAGCCATCTCACCGACGGCCGCGAGATGAAGCCGCATGTTCGCGCCATCGTCCAGTGGGGCGTGCTCGGCGGCCGCCGAGCATTCTTCCTCGCCTTTGGCCTCCACAAGACGATGATCCAGCTGGAGACGGTCCGGATCGTCGCGGCAAAGGCCGATGGTCCAGCGCTGATCGTGTTGCCCCTCGGCGTCCGCCAGGAGTTCTTTGCGGACGCTGAGTTGCTCGGCACGAAGGTCGCGTTCTGCCAGAGCGACGCCGAGATCGCACCGCTGATGGATCGCATGGCGTGGCCGGCCGGTCAGATGCCGATCATCCTCACCAACTATGAGAGTGTCCGCGAGGGCAAGATCGATGTCAGCCGCTTCAAGGTGGCAAGCCTCGATGAAGCGGACATCCTGCGCAGCTTCGGGTCGAAGACCTATCAGGAGTTCTTGCCGCTGTTCGAGGCGGTGCCCTTCCGGTTCGTTGCGACAGCGACGCCCAACCCCAACCGGCACAAGGAACTGATCCACTATGCCGGGTTCCTCGGCATCATGGACACGGGTCAGGCCCTCACCCGGTTCTTCCAGCGCAACAGCGAGAAGGCCGGCGACCTAACCCTCTACGACCACAAGGCGGATGAGTTCCGGCTGTGGCTGAACAGCTGGGCGTGCTGCGCGAACCGTCCGAGCGACCTGGGGTTCAGCGATGACGGCTATGTCCTGCCCCCGATCGAAGTGCGCTGGCACGAGGTGAAGGCGGACATCGGCGCGGCCGGGACCGACAGCCGCGGCCAACACCGCTTGATGCGCGGCGCGGCGTTGGGCGTGGTCGATGCCGCCCGGGAGAAGCGCGCGACGCTCCACGATCGCGTTGCGAAAGTGGCGGAGATTGTCGCTGCCTCCCCCGCCGATCACTTCCTGATCTGGCACGACCTCGAGGACGAGCGGAAGGCGCTGGCCGCGGCCGTGCCCGACGCCGAGTTCGTCTATGGCGCCCAGCCGCTCGGGCCGCGCGAGAACATCGTTGAGCGGTTCAAGGAGGGCCTTCTCCGCAACCTCGGCGCAAAGCCGGTGATGCTCGGCGCCGGCGGCAACCTTCAGCGCAATTGCCATCGCGCGGTGTTCACGGGCGTCGGCTTCAAGTTCCGCGACTTCATCCAGGCTATCCACCGCATCCAGCGGTTCGGCCAGCTGGAGCCGGTCGGCATCGATATCGTGTTCGCAGAAACCGAGAGCGAGGTCGTCCGCGATCTCAAGACGAAGTGGGCGCAGCACGACGAGATGGCGGAGCGGATGAGCGGCATCATCCGCCAATTCGGGCTCCAGCATGACGTCGCGCTCGCCAACCTCAAGCGCTCGATCGGTGTCGAACGGCGGGTCGAGGGCGGTGACCGGTGGACGATGGCGCATAACGATTGCGTGGATGAGGCCGGACGGCTGGAGCCCGGATCGGTGGATCTGATCGTCACGTCGATCCCCTTCTCGAACCATTACGAGTACACCCCAAGCTACAACGATTTCGGCCACACGGACGACGACGCGCACTTCTTCGCGCAGATGGATCATCTGACCCCGAAGCTGTTCGCGGCACTCGCGCCCGGGCGGCTGGCCTGCATCCACGTCAAGGACCGGATCCTGTTCGGGTCGGTGACGGGTGAAGGGGTGCCGACGGTCAATCCGTTCCATGCCAAGGCGCTGTTCCACTACCTGCGACACGGCTTCCAGTTCCTCGGCATGCGGCACGTCGACACCGACGTCGTGCGCGAGAATAACCAGACCTATCGGCTCTCCTATGGCGAGATGCTCAAGGACGCGACCAAGATGGGTTGCGGGTCCCCGGAGTATATCCTGCTGCTGCGCAAGCCACAGTCGGACCAGTCGCGCGGCTATGCAGACAAGCCGGTGCGCAAGGAGCGCGGCGATTACAGCCTCGCCCGGTGGCAGGTAGACGCCCACGCCCATTGGAGGAGCAGCGGCGACCGCCTGCTGATGCCCGAGGAATTGGCCGACGACACGCTGGCCGATCATGTCGAGCGGTTCGCGGCGATGCCGATCAAAGCGCTCGTGAAGGCGTTTCGCGAGCAGAGCCGGGACATCGTCTATGACCACGAGGCGCATGTCGCGATCGGCGAGCGGATCGACGCGCGCGGCGACAGCGACGGCCGGGGACGCCTCCCGCGCAAGTTCATGGCGCTGGCGCCTGGCGCCACGGACCCGACCATCTGGGACGACGTTGTCCGGATGCGGACGCTCAACGCAGAGCAGGTTCGCCGCGGTGCCGAAAAGCACGTCTGCCCGCTCCAGTTCGATATCGTCGATCGGCTCATCAACTTCTACTCGATGCCGGGCGAGCTGGTGTTCGACCCCTTCGCGGGGCTCGGCACGGTCCCGCTGCGTGCTGTGGAGCTTGGCCGGCGCGGGTATGGGAGCGAGCTGAACCCGCTCTATTTCGGGTTCGCCTGCGAGTACCTGCGCAGCGCGGCGGCGAGCATCGCCCAACCGAAGCTGTTCGACCTCCTCGGTGCAGAGGCGCAGGCGGCATGAGCGGCGCGGAAAACAAGATCGTCGTGCGCTTCCCCGTGCGTGCATTGAGGATCGGCATGCTGACCCGCGCCGCGGAGCTTATCGGCCCGGCGCGCCTTGCCGCTGCGCTCGACATTCAACCCCGCTCGCTCCGCGCGAAACTGTCGTCCGATCGAACCATCGGTGACAGCGACCTTGCCCGCACGGCGGAGGCGCTGGACCGCCTGGCAAAGGTCGCTGCTGCGCAGGCCAGCGCGATCCGGAGAATCCTGCCCGACGGCAAGGAGGCTTCGCAGTGATCGCCGCGCTCGAACGCCTCTGGTTCCGCTTCCGGACCCGCGCACTACGCCGGCGGCTGGACATCGCCCTTGAGATCCGTCGCCGCCACCGCGCCGACCGGCAGGCCGCGGCAAAGCGCGCGGCGAACACCCGTTTTCAACATCGAATGGAGGGACTTACGCGATGAGCGACAGCATTTCCGCTGAACAGCTTCGCCAGTTCATCGAGCGCATCGAGCGGCTCGAGGAGGAGAAGAAGGGCATCAGCGACGACGTCAAGGACGTCTATAACGAGGCCAAGTCGAGCGGTTTCGATGCAAAGGCGATGCGGACCATCGTGCGCCTGCGCAAGCTGGAGAAGCATCAGCTCGACGAGCAGGATGCAATCCTCGAAACGTATCGCGCCGCGCTGGGGATGTCGGCATGAGCGGCCTCCATTTCGTGTGCGAGGGCGCGATCCTCGGCAAGGCCCTTCGCGACGTCCGCAATGTCGTCGAGCGTGCCAATACGATCCCCATCGTCGGTAACGTGCTGATCGAGGCGGGTGAGGGCGTCGTCCGCCTGACCGGGACCAACTTCGATATCCGGGCGACGCGCGAGATCGCCGCGGAGATCACCGCGGCCGGGTCGATCACCGTCCCCGCGCACCGGTTTGCCGACATGGTGACGGCGATGCCGAGCGGGTCGCAGGTCGAGGTCAAGCTCGCCGGCAGCCAGCTCCAGTTGCGGGGCGGCCGGGCGACGTTCAAGCTCCCGACGCTCGATGCGGAGGCGTTCCCGCCGCTCCCGTTCGGCGAAAGCGTCGCTTCGATCACGATGCCCGCGGCGACCGTGCGCGGCGCCATCGACACGGTGCGCTATGCCATGGCGCCGGACATTGCCCGGTTCTGGCTCAACGGCATCTTCGTCCACACGGACGACCCGGCGCAGCTGAAGGTCGCGGCGAGCGATGGCGACCGCGTCCTGGCCCGCTGCGCGCTCCCGATGCCGCTGGGTGGTGAGGCGGTGCCGCCGTTCATCATCAGCGCGGGGCTCGTGGACTTGCTCCGCCGCACGCTGGGCGACGCCGATACCGACGTCGAGATCGACTTTTCGCCCGAGTGCGTCCGCTTCGCGTCGGACGGCCTGACGATCATCGGCAAGGCCATCGACGGCTCCTTCCCGGACTATCAGCGCATAATCCCGGCCGGGAACGGTACGCTCATCAAGATCGATCGAGATGCGCTCCGCGATGCGGTCACGCGCGTCCTGCTCGCCGGCGACGACAAGGCGTCCGGCGTCCGGCTGGAGGTCGAGAAGGACCGGCTCACCATCTCGCGCGGCGATGCCGCGTGCGAGGGACGCGAGGAAGTCCCGTGCGAGACCGCCCTTCCGGACGGCCCCCGCCAGTATGGCTTCAACGGCCGGTGCCTGAAGGATTCCATCGACGCGCTCGATGTGGATGCCCTTGAGGTCGCGCTCGGCGATCCGGCGCTCCCCGCCCTCATCACCAGCACCGCCCGGCCCGACGCCTCGCTGGTGCTCATGCCAATGCGAATTTGAGGAGGCTGATATGCCAAAGGTGTTTATCGACGTTCCGGTCAGCGACCTTGTTGAGGCCCTCGGCCTTGAGCGTTTGCCTGTGGATTCCACGCTGCGCCCCGGGCAGCTCGCCGTCGAGATGGAGGTGTCCGTCGATCAGGACGTAATCGATGACGAGGCGACGGAAGTCGAACCCGAGCCGATCCGGATCGATGAGGGCGACCTGCGCGACGGGTTCCGCGCGCTGTTCGCTGGCGACCTCCCACTCGCCCGGACCTTGCTCCAGCGAGCGATGGACGATGACGACAACGCCAAGCGCGTCATCGAGGAGGAGCTGCGCGCGGCTGGGCGGAAGCGGGCGGCGTGATCTCCTACATCGACATCTGCTCCGGCATTTCAGCACCGACGATGGCGTGGAAGCCGCTCGGCTGGCGCGCGCTGTGCTTCGCGGAGATCGATGCCGCGCCCCGCGCCGTGCTCGCGCATCACTATCCCGACGTGCCGCTCGTCGGGGACTTCACCGAGATCGAAGGCGATGAATATGGAACAGCCGACCTCATTGTTGGCGGCACCCCCTGCCAGGATTTCAGCGTCGCCGGACAGCGCGCGGGCGTGGGCGGCGAGCGTGGCAACCTCACGCTCGAATATGCTCGCCTTGCTCGGCGCTCGCGCGCCCGGTGGCTGGTATGGGAGAACGTCCCCGGCGTGTTCTCGCTTAACGGCGGTCGCGATTTCGGCGCCGTCCTCGCCGAGTTCGCCGGATACCCCGAAGGAACCGTCTTTACCCCCCCCCATGGCGGTTGGCGAAATTCTGGCGTCGTTGCCGCTGCCCGGCCCGACAGTCACGGGCTCGCATGGCGAGTGCTTGACGCTCAGCACTTCGGAGTTCCCCAGCGACGGCGCCGCGTCTTCGTTGTCGGATATCTTGGAGACTGGCGACGTGCCGCCGCGGTACTTCTTGAGCGGGAGGGCCTGTCGGGGCATCCTGCGCCGCGCCGCGAAGCGCGGCAAACCGCTCCCACCCTCCCTAGCCGACGCACTGCAGGCGGCGGACTTGGCACCGAGTTCGACTGCGACGGCGGGCTGATTGCGGCGACCGTTTCGTCCAAATGGGCCAAGGGGTCAGGCGGGCCGTCAGGCGACGAATGCCAGAACCTTGTCGGGGTTCCACAAGCGTTCGACGCCAGGCAACGCGATGTTGTTCAGTATGGTGATCGGGCCGGGCAGCTCGACACCGATGCGTACTCGCAAGCCGTTTTCAGCATCACGCCGAGCAACAGCAACAAGGACTACAACGCTCGCGCTGTCGAGCGGGCGCAATCCGTCACGGCCGGAGGAAATCGGCCCAGCGCGCGCGGGGGCGACGTAGTTTGCTTTGGTGCGAAGGGCAGCGGCAACGACGTCGGGCAGATCGCCCCGACCCTCCGAGCGGGCGGGCATGCCGCCAGTCACGCAAACGCTGGTGTCATGCCGGCCGTCGCCTTCGCTCAGAACCAGCCCGACGAGCTACGCACGATGGCCGTGGCCGGTGCGCTTGCGGCCGAGCCCGGAGCGAAACAGCAGACTTATGTCGCCACTTCGCAGGTTCGACGCCTGACCCCGCGCGAGTGCGAGCGCCTCCAAGGCTTCCCCGACGACTTCACCCTCGTTCCGCGCAAGGGGAAGCCCATGGCGGACGGCCCGCGGTACAAGATGCTCGGCAACAGCATGGCGGTTCCGGTCCTTGCGTGGATCGGTCGGCGCATCGAGCTCGTCGAGCAACTGGAGGCCAGCGCTGCGTGACCCGGTGGTATCGCGCCTATGAAGGGACGGTCACGGACCCCAAGCTCGGCGAGGCCGCGTTGATCGCGGGCGCGTCGAAGTCCGTCGCCATCGCCGCCTGGCACTGCCTGCTCGAGAATGCGTCCTCAACCGGCGAATCCGGCCGGTTCACGACGAGTGCTCGACGGGTTGCAGTCATCCTCTCCGAAGCCCCTGCCACCGTCGAAGCGGTGTTCAGCGCCTTCGGGGAAGTCGGCCTCACCATCGGCGATCAGGTCGCCGCGTGGTCACGCCGCCAGTACGAGAGCGACAACAGCACCGCGCGCTCTCGCAAGCACCGGGAGAACAAGCGCAACGGCAGTGCAACGTTGCAGGGACGTTGCGCAACGCCCCCAGATACAGAAGCAGATACAGATACGGATGCTAACGCATCCGGCGCCGGGGCGCCGCCTGCGCCCCCCGAAGTGCCAAATCCCGCTGACCTGAAAGCCGCCGTCTTCGCGTCTGGCGTCCCGCTGCTCACCGCATCGGGCATGACCGACCGCAACGCCCGCTCGATGCTCGGCCGCTGGAGGCGCGACTACAAGGACGGCGCCGTCCTCGATGCCCTCTCCGCCGCACAGGGCGAGACGCCATCGGATCCGGTCGCCTGGATCAATCGAACACTGGAGGCCCGCAATGGGAGAGATCGCGACCATCGACCAAACCGCGAGAAGTATCGCGACCCCCTTCTCGCTCGCCATGTTGGAGGCGGCCATCCCGGGCTGGGTTGACCTACGCGAGCTCGATGCGAGCTTTCCGCTCGGGTACGGCCTGCCCGTCCCGGCTGGTGCCGCACCGGCGCTGCGTGAAGCGGCTGCGCTCCACGCAGCGGCCATGGCGCCCGCGACGACGGAGGAGCGTCACGCGATCCTGATGGGCCTGCGCTCGGCGACGATCCTGCGCGACGAACATGCGGACGAGGCGGAGGCGAGCCTTGCGCTGCTGCGCGTCCACCTCTCCGATGTCCCGCTCGACGTCTTGCAGGCGGCGTGCCGCGCATACTGCAACGTGCCGGGCCGCCGCTTTTTCCCCCGGTCGGCCGGCGAGCTGCGAACCTTCACCGCGCCGCTGATGTACGCGCGCACCGCCCGGGCATTTCGGCTGCGCAAGCTGGCGGATGCGGCGGAGAGGGCGGACGCCCGGCGCGCTGAGCTGGAAGCCGATCCGCTGACACCCGAGGCGATGGAGGAAATCCTTGCGTCGAACGGGCTGTCCGGGGCCTGTGCCGCGCGCATCCGCCCGGGTGGAGCCGATGGTGCAGCATGAGAACGAAAGTGGTACGAAGGGCGCGGGGATGATGATGACAGCGATCGAGCAACCGGAAGCCGCCCAGTGGTGCATCCTGCGGACCAGCCCGGGCCGCACGCTCAACCTTGCCGCCTCGCTGGCGGCGGGTGGGTTCGAGGTGTGGACGCCAGTCGAGACCGTGCTGCGACGGGTTCAGCGGGGCAGCAAGGCCAAGGAGGAGCGCGCAGCCGCCATGATGCCGACGTTCGTGTTTGCGGCTTCGGCGCACATGGGTGACCTGGCGGCAATCATCGAGGCGCCCAGCAGCCCGCATCCGCCATTCTCCCTGTTCACCTATTTCGGCCGGGTGCCGACGATCCGAGACGCAGAGATCGGATACCTGCGTGGGCTCGAGGAGCAGGCCCGCAAGCGGACCTTGCGCAAGCAGCGACACACGTTCAGCGCTGGGGAGCGGGTGACCGTGAACGATGGCGCATGGACGGGGCTGTCGGGCAAGGTGGTGGAGAGCGACGGCAAGCATGCGCTGATCTGTTTCGGCTCGATGCGACCGATCAAGATTGCCTCTTTCCTACTGAATCCGATTGGGGTAAACCGTGAACATCCCGCTCTCGGGAACGCTGCATGAGCAGCTTGGCAGGTTTGAAGGTAGGCCACGTAGCCCATCGCGCCAGCCACCCATCGACCGCCGCACGTTTGGTGCGCGCGGGCGGGGTGGCGAAGCCTGCACCGAATTTCGGCTCGCTAGTGTGAGGGTCTGATGACCAAGGATGAACTGGCCTGCCTCAAGCGCGGCGACCTCGTCCGTCACAAGCACGACAGCCGAGCCTATGTCGTCACCACCAACCACGGTGATCGGGTGACAGCTGTAGCATCGGTCGAAATGACGAACCCCGTCGAGTGGGATCGGATCGACTTGCACGGTCGCGTGCTGACCGACGTCGCGCCGGCCGAGCCGTTGGCCGACGATTGCAAGGGCTGCGGCGAGTGCCGCGTGTGCACGGCCAGCCCCTAGCCTTGGGTCCTTCCCGCGTCTCCGCCCAATGCGGGGAGCAAAGGCATGTAAGCAGCCCAGCTACGGGCTGTGAAAGGTGTCCGCACTGAAATGTCCGCGCCTTCCAAGCTGGTCAGCGTCCGCGAGTTCGCCCGCCTTGATGGCTGCGACGACAAGCTAGTCCGGCGAGCCATCAAGGCGGGAAAACTGCCAGTTTCCGAGGATGGGAAGCTCGACCCGAGCCTTGCCGGATCCGGCTGGCGCAAGCAAAACCGTCGCGCGCTGGACGGTGCGGACACTGCGAAAATGTCCGCATTGAATGTCCGCAGTGCGCGGACGCCGCGCAAGGTGTCCGCACCCACGGCCGAGCAAGCCGACGAAGCCGCCGAGGAGATGTTCTCCGAGGAAATCGAGGGCTTCCTAGATGGCGTGCTGGCCGGGAACTACGCGGACACCGCCACCGCCGAGCGCGTGAAGGAAAACGCGCTCGCCGCAAAGCATCTGCTCGCCGCCCGCCATGCGGCCGGTCATCTCGTCGAGATTGAGCAGGCCGAGACGGTGCTGTTCGAGGTAGAGCGCGGGCAGCGCGACGCCTGGATCAACTTCCCCTCGCGGATCGGACCCTTGCTGGCAGCGGAGCTTGGTGTGGATGCGGACAAGGTCGTGGAGGCCCTGACGGTCCATGTCCATCAGCAGCTCACCGACCTCGGAAACCCTCAAGCCGATTTCACCGCCAAGCGCGAAGGCTGATCGACTTCGGGCCGCCGCGCGTCGCGGCTGGGCGCCGCCGCCGCGGATCAGCGTGCCAGACTGGGCCGACGGATCCGATGACCGCCCGGGACGCATGCTCGCAAAGGAGGCGGGCAGCACGTCGGGCCGCTGGCGCACCAGCACGGTAGAGGTTGCCCGCGGCGCTATGCTCGCGGTCACCGAACCGGGCGTTCACAAGATCACGCTCATGGTCTGCACGCAGCTCATGAAGACCGCGTTCATCGAGAACACGGTCGGCTACTTCGCCGAACTCGACCCTTGCCCCATGATGATCGTGCAGCCGAAGGAGGACGCTGCCGAGAAGTTCTCGAAGGAGCGGATCACACCGCTCATTCGGGCCACGCCTTCGCTCCGCGCTATCTTCGGATACGGCAAGTCGAAGACGCGAAACGCCGACGAGACGCTACTCTACAAGGCGTTCCCCGGCGGGTTCCTCGCGCTCGAAGGCGCGGGCAGCCCCGACAACCTCGCCCGTCGCCCGCTCCGTGTCGCGCTGATGGACGAGTTCGCGAAGTACCCGATCACCCGCGAGGGCAACCCCGGCGATCTGGTTGATGAGCGCATGGCGACGTTCGCGAACTGGCTGTCGATCCGCACGTCGTCGCCGACGATCGCGGACGAGTGCTTGATCGAGGCGAGCTACAACGAGGGCGACCAGCGGCAAGCGTCGGTCGTATGTCCGCATTGTCAGCACCGACAGTTCCTTGACTTCTTCAAGCACGTTCATTGGGAGAAGGACGAGGAGAGCGGCGAGCATCGCACGGCCGGCGCCGCCATCCATTGCGAGGCGTGCGGTGAGGAGTGGTCGGAAGGCCAGCGCCTCCTTTCGCTTCGCACGACGCGCTGGCACCAGACGCGCTCGTTTCACTGTTGCGGCAAGCGGCACGATCCGCTCGAACTGTATGACCGCGCCTGGCGCGACCCCGTCGAGGGCGACAATGCGCCCAACCCGGTCGGCATAGTATGGCAGTGGTGGGCGGCGGATCGCTGGGCGGTGTATCGGGCCATCTGTCCCGATTGCGGCGGGTGGGGGGTGGACAATGAGCACGCGTCCTTCACCGCGTCGAAGCTGTTCAGCCCTTGGCCCAAGGACGCGCCGCCGAAGATCGCGGCAAAATGGATCGCGGCGAAGGACGATCCCGACAAGCGGGTCACGTTCGACAATACGCAGCTCGGCAAGCCGCATAAGCGGCAAGCTTCCAAGGAGGTTGCAGCCGAAGCGTTGGCCCGGCGAGCGGAAATCTGGCCTGGCGATGTTCCTGAAGGGGTGGGCGTGGTCACCGCTGGCCTCGATACGCAGGATGACCGGGTCGAGATCGAGTATGTCGGCTGGGGTCACGGCGAGGAAAGCTGGTCGATCGATCATGTCGTCGTGGAAGGCGACCCCGCGACGGAAGATCTGTGGAAGCGCGTCGATCGCGAGCTGCTGAGGACGTTCAAGCGCGCTGATGGGCGCGAGTTCACCGTGACCGCGGCATGCATCGATTCCGGTGGCCACCACACGCAGGCGGTCTATGCGTTCGCCAAGGCGCGGCTCGGCCGGAATATCTGGGCGATCAAGGGGCAGAGCGCTCGAAACGGCGAGCGGACGCCCGTTTGGCCGACCGCGAGACCGAGCCGAAAGCACCGGTCCCGCTTCCGGCCCGTCGTAATCGGCACCAACTCGGCAAAGGATTCGATCCGCAACCGACTTGGGCTCAATGAGCCCGGCCCGGGATACATGCACTTCCCCGCGGACCGCGACCTCGGCTGGTATGTTCAGCTCGTTGCCGAGCGTCTCATCACCAAAGTCGTCGGGGGGCGGCGGTTCACGGTCTGGGATTTGCCAAAAGGGCGCGCGAATGAAGCGCTCGACTGTCGCGTCTACGCCTATGCGGCGCTGATGGGGCTGGCGCACCGTGGAATGAAGCTCAACGCGGTCACCGAGGTCATTTCCACCGCGCCAGAGGCGCCGCGGGCCGCAAAGCCGAAGGCGACGGACGAAATCGAGCGGCCAAAGCCAGCCGCGAAGCCGCCGCGGGCGGGGAAATCGATGAACTTCGCTGCGCGCAAGGCCCGGGGAAGCTGGGTGAACCGGAGAAAAAGCTGATGGCCTGGGCACAGTCCGACCTCGACACGCTCCGCGCCGCCGCGGCCAAGGGTGTCCGCAAGGTGACGTTCGCCGATGGGCGCAGCACCGAATTTCAGGACCTCGGCGATATCATGGCCGCCATCCAAACGGTCTCGGACGAGCTGGCGAAGCAGAACCGCACCGGTCAGCGCCGCCGGCGCACCACCATCCTGCGCGTCGGGAAGTGCCGATGAACTGGATCGATCGTATCATTGGCCATATCGATCCGGTTCAGGGGCTCCGCCGCGACCGTGCGCGCCGGGCCTATGAGCGGGCGGTGCCCCCCGCGCCGTCGCGCCGGATGTTCGGCAAGCGCCGTGGCGATTTCGACCTGAACACCGGCAATCCGAACGATGCGCGGCCGAAGCGGTTCATGTCGCGCCAGGCGGTGCTGAAGCTGGTCGCCGAGAACCCGTTCGCCCGCAAGGCCATGAACGCCCTGCTCAACAGCGTCATCGGCTGGGGCATCACCGGCGCCCCGGGCGGCACCAAGGCGATGCAGCGCGCGTTCGCTGAGTGGATTAAGGTCTGCGACTACCGGAAGCGGCGCGACTTCTATGGGCTGCAGGAGCTTTGGGCGCGACATATGTTCCGCGATGGTGACGTGTTCATCGTCAAGCGCCTGGTTGCCGGGGTGGAGGGCATCCCGCTCCGCCTTCAGACGCTCGATCGCGGCATGTTGGCGACGCACAAGATCGGCAAGAACATCGAGCGCGGCATCGAGTATGATGACGATGGCGATATTGTCGTCGCCTATCACTTCCGGCGAAATCGAAAGGGGTCGAGGGCGTTCTCGCAGGAGACAGTCCGGTTTGCGGCCGAGGATGTCATCCACCTCTTCCATGACGAGTATGTCGGACAGAGCGAGGGGATCAGCGTCTTCGACAGCGTCGTCAAACGTCTGGGCGACGTCGAGGAGGGCATCGAAGCAGAGGTCGTAAAGGCCAACATTTCGGCCTGTCTCGTGGGTTTTCGCGTCCGAAAGACGGATGCAAACGCGGACGAAGACGAGAATATCGGCATGCCGGTCGATTCCGATCCGGATCGGCCGCCAGTCGAGGAGCTTGTGCCCGGCATGGTCGAGACCCTCGACCCGGGCGAAGAAATCCAGTTCTCGAACCCGCCGAAGACCGGCGGTATTGGCGATCTTGCACGGATCGCGTTGCTTGCCGGCGCGGCCGGCGTCGGCATCACCTACGAACAGATGACCGGCGACCTCTCGAACGTGAATTTCTCATCGTACAAGGCCGGGGCACTCGAGTTTAAGCGATCGGTCGGGCGCGTCCAGTACCTGACGCTCATTCCCGTCGCGCTCGATCGCGTTTGGGGCTGGTTTACGATGACCGGCTTCGAGTTCGGGCACTTCTCGAAGAAGACGGCGCCGATCACCTGGACCCCGCCCCCGTTTGAATCGATCGACCGGATCGGCGACGCGGAAGCGGATATCCTTGAGATGCAGGCCGGTCTCGAAAGTCGTGACAACCTGCTCGCCGCGCGCGGCTACGACCCGGCGACCCATATGGGGCAGATCAAGGCCGGGATCGACCTTCAGAAGAAGTATGGCCTCGCCTTCAAAGGCGATCCGTTCGCCCCGGGGCAGATGGCGGCCAGCGCGGACGGTGAGCGCGCAGACGACGCCTTGCCGACGTTCGATCCCGAAGCCCACGCCCGCGCCGTTGCGCGCCACATCCTGCGAGCCCGCGGGAAAGCCTGACAGGAGCGACCATGAAGACCGACACAGCGCCCCCGGCGCCGCAGACCCCTGCGGACGCCGAAGATCGCACGTCCGCGCTGTTGACCGCGGATGGCAAGAAGCCCCCGCGCGACAAGAAGCGCCACGCGCCCCCCATCAATGATGCGATGGGCGGCATCATGACCCGCAATCCGCCGCGCGGCGCCCCCGAAGATGCGGAGCGGCGCCAGCCACAGGTGGGCGGACAGGGTATCCGGTCTCTCGCCGTCACGCCGGAAACCTACAATGCCGAGACGCGGACGGTGGAGGCGGTGCTGTCCGCCGGGTCGGCGGTGCGGCGCTATTGGTTCACCGAAGAACTGGAGATCAGCGCCGAGGCGATCGATCTCGGCCGGGTCGATGGCGGCATCTGCCCGCTGCTCGACACGCACAACCAGTACGAGGTCAACGCCGTCATCGGTCGCATCCTCTCGGTGCGGATCGAGGACAACAAGCTCATCGGCGTCATTCAGTTCGCCGACGACGAGCGCGGCCGCGAGATCGAGCAGCGCGTGTTGCGCGGCGAACTGCGCGCCATCTCCATCGGCTACCGCGTCACTAAGTGGGTGATGACGGCGGTCGAAGACGATCACGAGACCTGGCGCGCCGTCGCCTGGGAGTTGCTGGAAGCCAGCCTCGTACCCGTTCCCGCAGATCCGAACGCCGTGGTTCGGTCAGCACATGGGACCACGCCCCACGGAGCCAACGACGAGGATCAAGACATGATTCGTAACCTCCCCGGCGGCGCGGCTCCGGCCGTCCCCGCCACCCCCTCCGTTGCCCCGGCCGCGCCTGCGCCCGAGGCTGTTCGCACCGAACCGGCGCCTGCTGCGCCCGCAGCCGCGCCGGCCGCTCCCGCATCGACGGACGCCGCTCGCGGTGTGACGGTCGCTGCGATCCGCGAGCAGTGCGCCCGCGCGCCCGAACTGGGAGACGCCTTCGCACTCGAGCTGATCGAGGCAAACGAGCGCTCGCCCCTGTCGCATGGCGACCTGATGAGCCGCGTCGCTGACCGGATCATCGGTGCTCGTGCTCAGCCGACGCTCAACGTCCGTGCCGGTGCGACGCTGACCGACGACGATGAGTATCGCGCGGCGATCGGTGCCGCGGTGATGCTGCGTGCGGATCCGACCGTACAGACGTCGCTCGCCGCAGAGGTGGTCGAAGCCGCTCGCGAGTTCCGCGGCATGTCGCTGATGGAGCTGGCGCGCGACTATCTCGGCCGCACCGGTGTCTCGACGCGCAATATGGGCCGCCTCGAACTGGCCGGCGCTGCGCTCGGAATGCGCTATGGCGCGATGACGACCAGCGATTTCGCGCTGGCCCTGTCCAACTCGGTCGGCACGCGCATCCGCGCCGCCTACGAGGCGGCACCGCAGACCTTCGGCCCGATCGTGTCGCGCGGTACGCTGCCCGACTTCAAGGAATCGAAGATCATCGGCCTTGGCGATGCGCCGCAGCTGCTGCTCGTCAAGGAGAACGCAGAGTTCACCTATGGCGCGATCAGCGACACGGGTCAGAGCTACTCGCTCCAGACCTACGGTCGCATCGTGGCAATCACCCGCCAGGTCATCATCAATGATGACAAGCGGCTGTTCGGACGCATCCCGACAATGTTCGGCCGCCGTGGCCGCGAGCTGGAGAGCGATCTCGTCTGGGGTGTGCTGCTCAGCAATCCGACGATGTCGGACGGCAAGGCCCTGTTCCATGCGGACCACGGCAACCTTGCCGCTGCGGGCGGGGCGATCAACGAGGCGACCGTCGCGGCCGGCGAGGAAGCGATGCTCACGCAGCGCAATCCTGACGGCACGCTCACCCCGGTGCGCCCGCGCTATCTGGTCGTCGGCCCGAAGAAGAAGGTCGAGGCGCAGAAGTTCCTCACCGCGGTCGTGGCGGCCAAAACCAGCGACGTGAACCCGTTCCCGGGGACCCTCGAGCTGATCGTCGAGCCGCGCATCACTGGCAACCAGTGGTTCCTCGCCGCCGATCCCGATGAGTTCGACACGATCGAACTGTCGCATCTCGACGGCCAGGAGGCGCTGTTCATTGAGACCCAGGTCGGTTTCGACGTGGACGGCGTGAAGACCAAGGCCCGCCTCGATGTCGGCGCCGCCGCGATCGATCACTGCGGCTTCTACAAGAACCCCGGCAACAACTGATCGCCGCAAGCTGAAGGAGACACGACATGCGCATGTGGGGAATCCAGCTCGCCTCCGCGGCAATGATCGCCGGGGCAATCCGCTATCCCGTCGAGGGCGAAATCCCGGTGACTGAGGCCGATGCTGAGCGACTGCTCGAGCAGGGCGTCCTCCACGGGGAGCCTCGCGATCTGTCCGCGCGCGAGGAGGACGACGAAGACGACGACCTCGATCGCCTGAAGGTCGATGACCTGAAGAAGATCGCCGCCGACGATGGCGTCGACCTGGGGGACGCGACCACCAAGGCCGCAATCATCTCCGCGATCCGCGCGCACCGCGCGGACGCGGGGGAGTAAGGAGAAAATCCGATGAAGAACTTCATCCAGCAGGGCGTCAACCTGTCCTGCATCGCCCCCTATGCGCTCAGCAGCGGGGATGGCTTTCTCGACGGGGTCGAGTTCGCCGTGGCCTCCACCGACGCTGACATCGGCGAAGCTGTCGTCGGCGTGACCGAAGGGGTGTTCGCGCTCGAGAAGGCCGCGGTGGCGATCACCCGCAAGACCATCGCCTATTGGGACAACACGGCGAAGCTGGTCACGAACGTTGCGACCAGCAACACCAAGATCGGCACCTTCCAGGCCGGCGCGCTCAGTGGCGACGCCACCGTCGCCGTGAAGCTGATCCCGATCGTCTGAGGACCCTCCCGACTGGCGGCTCGGCGAGAACCGGGCCGCCACCTTTTCCGGAGAGCGACATGCTCAAGAAAATTGTGCTGCTCGGCGCATCGATCGATGCGCTGGGCCGGTTTGCCGACGCCGGGACCGAGCTCGATGTCATCGCCGATGACGGCGCCGGCGCCGCCGATACGATCCGTGCCAGCAAGGCGCAGGAGCTGATCGACCAGCATCGCGCCGTGTCGAAATCGCAGGCCGACGAGATGGAGAAGCGGGAGGACCCGCCCATCAATCCGAACCCGCCCGTTCTCGATCCTTCCGTCGATCCCGAGCCACAGGGCAAGCGGGGCAAGTAATGCTCGATCACGAGCGTGACGCTCAGGCGGCGATCCGCGCCGTCTATGGCAGGCCGGTGGTCTATACGGGCGCCGGCCTCGACGCCGTATCCATCGTCGCCATCCGCTCGGATACGGCGGCGTCGCGCTTTCAGGGCTTCGGCGGCCGTCCCGAGGGGCTGAGCTTCGAGATCGAGCGACACCTGCTTCCCGATCGCCCCCGCAAGGGCAATCTCATCGTCGAGGCAAACGGCGCGCGCTGGTCCGTCAACGATATCGACGAATCCGATGAGATCGACAGCTTCATACTGTCGGTCCGCGAGGCGGAGCCCCAGCCATGACCCCCCTCAAGGCGATCTTCGCCGAGATTGACGCGCGCCTGGCAGAGGTGGCCGGCGACGAAGGCAGCTACGAGCGCATGCCCTCCGGCGATCCCGACTGCTTTCCCGCTCTCGCGACCTTCGACGATGGCGAAGAACCAAGCGAGCATGAGGTCGGCACCACCCGGCTCGACATGTCGATCACGGTGCAGGGCTTCGTCAGCGGGTACGGCGGTGCCGCGACACATGACGCCATGATCGACCTTCATGCCGCTTCGGTGAAAGCGCTGTGCGGCGATGTTGGCGGCAATCTCGGCAATCTGGTCGAGAGCATCGAAATCATCGGCCGCCGCCGCGTGCAGATCGCGGAACTCGCGAAGCACACCCGACTCGGCTTCGAGCAGGACTTCCAGATCTTCTTTTCCACCCGCCGCGGCGACCCGTCGCAGGCCGCATAGGAGTACGCCCACATGGACCCTGTCATTCGCCCGGCGAACGGGCTGCTGCTCGTTGCGCTCCAGACCGCGGAGGGTGTTCCCGCGACGCTCGATCCGCTGCTGCATGCCGTTCCGACCGAATCCGGCTCGTTCACCTACGCGTCGCCGTTTGCGACCGAGGCCTCGAATGAGTCCACGGGCAGCTACGTCGGTAGCGCGCCCATGGTCATCGGCCAGGAAGTGCCGCTGAGCTTCCGCAGCAAGGTCAAGGGCGCCGGGGCCGGTGTGACCTACACCTCGACAGTGAAGCCGCCGCTTCACGCGGTTCTCGCCTGCTGCGGCTGGCGGGGCCAGTTCACCGCCGCCATCGCGGCCGCGGCGCTGTCGGCGGGCACCGCCATGAGCGCGACGCTCGGCACTGGTTTTGCCGGCACCGCGCAGCTCTACACCGGCATGCCGCTCATCCTGAGTGTAGGCCCCGGCGCAGGGCAGGCGCCGCTCATCACCGACTACACTGCGGGCAAGGTCGCCACCCTGTCGGACAATTTTACGACGCCGCTCGACAACACGACCGAGGCGGCGATTCCCGCGAACTGGACCTATGCCGGGACGTCGCCGCACGATGCCGCGGCGCGCCTGACCGACCACCCGGTTGCGACCGTTGGGTTCTACGAAGACGGGAACCTGCTCCAGTGGATGGATGTTCGCGGCGTTCTCGATTTCGAGGGCGAGGCGGGCAAGGCCGCGTTTGCCGCCTTCAGCGGCACCGGCACCTATATCGGTGAAACCGTCGCCGCGGTGCCGACCAATGCCGTCGTTGCGAGCCATTCCGGCCCGATCCTGACCAAGCCGTCCAACGCACCCTCTGCTGCGCTCATCAATCGGGTCGAACTCCCGATCAGCCGCTGGGCGCTGCGCAGCGGGAGCGCGATGGAGGGAATCGCTGACGCAAACACGCCGAACGGCTTCGGGCCGGGGCAATTGACCGACCGGACGCCGACGTTCGAGGCGGATCCGCTCAAGACGCTGGTCACGACCCGCGACGCAACGGCCGAAATCGCGGCGATGGCTAACTACCCGATCGCGCTGCGTCACGGCCAGACCGCCGGCAACCGCTGGTCCCTGCTTTGTGGCCAGGCGCAGCCGACGCAGGCGAACCCCGGCATGCGCGGGAAGCTGCGCTCGCTCGATCAGGTCTGGCAGTGCACGTCGCCCGGCCGGGACGCGCAGTCGCGCGATCGCGATCGCGTTATCTGCTTCAGCTGAGCGGGGCGGCTATGATCCGGACATCCAAGGCGCCCTTCGAGTGGCCGTTGCCATGGGGTGGGGCTGCGAAGACCGTCGTGTACATCAGGGCGGGCGATCCGCTGGAGCGGGGGGCATTTGAGGGCGACCTTGCCGGCGAGCGGGCGGGGCGCGTCTTCGATTTCCAGCTCGCCGAAGCGTTTGACAGCGGCCTCGCCATGCTGCTCGCCGACGCGCCCGATGACCTGGCGCGCGTGCGTGAGATTGCCGCCGCGGTCGATGCCGGCGACGATCTCCCTGAGGACGAAAAGGCGCTTCTCGCCGCCGTGCGAGACGCTGTTGCCGAGCATTGGCCGCAGATGAAGTCGCTCGTGGCGCTTGCCGCTCGTCGGAACGAACTTACGCCGACCATGGCCTTTCAGCGGTTCGTTACGGGCTGGGAGGGCGTGGACCTCGACGGCAAGCCGCTTCCGCCGTTCCGCAAGGGGTTCGACGGCCTCATCCCGCTCGATCTGATGGGCGAGCTCCCGCCGCTGATGATCCGCCTGGCCGGGCTTCGCGCCTATCAGATCCTGTGGGCGACCGGCGACGAAAAAAACTCCGCGCCGCCCTCGCCGTCCGACGAGAGCCCGCGGCGTTCGCGTTCGGACAGGCCGAAAAGGGGTGGATCATCGGCGAAGACCATTGGACGGAAAGCCCGCTCACGGCCGTCCCGGAAGGCTGCTTCGCCGTCGTAGATCTCTGGCTGACGGCGCGCCGCCTGGCACCGGTCAGCCTGTTCGGCGTGGCTGGCGCTACGCCGCTGCCCGGCCCGCTCTGCGATCAGCCTGCGGCGTTGGTGGACGCGTTCGCGCTGCTGGATAGCTGGATGGCGGAGGCGTGATGGAATTTCACTTCGATCTCGACGCCGAAACCGTTCTGGGCGTGAAGGAGCGGGTCACCCGCGGCCAGCTGCGCACCGCCAAGGATGCCGTCGAGCAGACGACGAAATGGCTCGAGCGCGAACTGGAGGCGGTGACCCGCGCCGCGGTGCCGGGGCGCCTCTGGCGGGCATGGGGCTCGAGCGTCTACCCCGGCGCCGGGAAGATCGCACGCGATCCGGCCGGTGAGGTGTTCATCAATGGCCGCGACCGAACCGTCGGCGCAATGACCTTCTGGACCCGGCCGGGTCGCGTTGTCGGAAAGCAAGGCCAGTGGCTCGCCATCCCGACCGATGCGGTTCCGCGCCGCGGTCGTCAGAGGAAGGCCCTGACGCCACTCGAGGTAGAGGGCGAGTTCAACAAGGAACTGATCTTCCTCCCGGCCGGACACGGCCGGAAGCACGCGACGCTGGTGCTGGAGGGCGTGACCAACGGGAGGACCGGGTCCTATCGGCCGCGGACCGCGCGGCGAGTGGCGGCCGATCGACGCCGCGGCGTGGCCAGGCCGCTCCAGCGGATCGTCATGTTTGTGCTGGTGCCGTTTGTCGCGCACAAGAACGCGGTGGCTGTCGAGCCGGTCGTGTTCCGCGCTGGAAGGCGGCTCATCGACGAATATGTAGCGCGCAGCTCAAGAGTGCGATAGCAAGCACGCCATGGGGCGCATCAGTTTCCTGTTACTCGCTGGCACTTCGACATTTCTCGTTGGATGCGGGGAATCTGAAATCGCGAAGGCTGAGCGGCGCTTCGAGATGGTCAAGCAGGGCGGGACCGAGGCTGACCAGTGCCGTGAGGCAAAGGCAGTTGAGAGTGCCTACCTAAATGCCGGGGACCAGTCCGGATACAAAAACGCTCACAGTACCGCAGAAATTTACTGCTTGAGCGCGCGCCTAGCGCGCTGATCCAACCCGACTGCTGAACGATAACTCGGCGCCTCCGGCGCCGCTAGTCGTGCCTGGAGATCGCCGATGACTCGATCGACGACCGATATTGTCGCGCGTCTGGCTCTGAACGGTTCGTCGTTCAGCTCCGAGACGCAGCGCCTGTTCGGGCAGCTTCAGGCTGGTGCCCGCTCGTCCGCAACGGAGCTGACGCGCATCGCGGGCGATGCGACCCGTCAAATCGAGGAGATCGCGAAGAAGGCCGCCGCGGCACCGCGCGCGGCCAGTGGATCGCTGACGATCGACGTCGGGGGCGCTCGGCAGGCCGCCGCAGCCGCGGAAGCCGAAGCGGTCGCTATGCGCGAAGTTGCTTCCGCCGCAGAGCGCGTCGCGCTCCAGAAGGGCAAGCTCACCGAGCGCGAGAGCGCGTACATTATGGGTGCCCGCCAAGCGGCGGCCGCTGCGGAGGAGCATGCGCGCGCCATGATGCGCGAAGCGCAGTTCGCGGACCTTCTTCAGGCTGAACTCACGCAGACCGCCAGCGCAACCGCGCTTGTCATCGATCGCAACCGCGCCCTCAACGGATCGATGCGCGGATCCGGCATGGCGATCATGCAGGCTTCGCAGCAGGTGCAGGACTTCTGGGTACAGGTCGGAGCCGGAGCCAATCCCCTGACCGCATTTTCCCAGCAGATCGGCCAGTTGGCCTTTGTCGTTCAGGGCGCGGACGGCGTCGTCGGCAAGTTCGGCAAGTTCTTGGCCGGCGGCTGGGGCTCGCTCGTAATGACCGGTCTGGCAATCCTCTCGCTGTTTGCGGACAAGATCGTCAGCACCGGGACTGAGGTCGAAAAGGCGACCAAGGAACTGGAGAAGAACGCGAAGGCCACCAAGACCAACAAGGAGGCGCAGCAGGCTTTCGCGAAGACCGCTGAGGGCGTGTCGGCCGCAATTGACGAGATGAACGAGGCCCTTGGCAAGAACATTGTCTCGCAGACCACTGCCACGGATCAGGCGTTGCGCGACGCAGAAGCCAAGCGACTTCAACAGATCGAGATTCGCAAAACGACCATCGCCTTCTTGAAGCTTGCCGAAGCGCAGTTCGCCGCGTCTAGGTCGCAAACCTTCGGTGCCGCGGGTGGCGCGGGTGCGGGCATGGCGCAGGTCCAATACGCGAAGCGGGTGGAGGAGCTGCAGGCCAAGGTGAAGGCAGCGGAAGAGGCGCTGGCAAAGGCCGAAAAGGCCGTCAACCGGAGCATGATTCAGGTCGCGGAGCAGGAGGCTCGTGCCGCGGTCGATCCGCTCGCCAAGATCAACCAGCTCTACGACCGCATGGCCGACAAGGCGAAGCTCGCAGCGGAGAATAACCGCAAGCTCGCGGCGAGCCTCAAGGACACGCTGACAGGGATCGAAAAGCAGCGTGCGGCCGCCCTTGAAGCCGAGCGCGATCGTCAGGCCGCCCAGCGCAAATCGGAGCGTGATGCCTCCAAGGTAGATCAGCGTGTCCGCCTGCTCGATCCGGTGTCCGGCCGGGTTACCTCCGGCTTCGGCCAGCGAGCGGCGCCGAAGGCGGGCGCATCCACCAATCACCTCGGCGTCGATTACGCGGTACCGACCGGCACCGGCGTGCGTGCGGGCGCGGCCGGCGTCGTCGTCTCCGTCGGCAACATGGGGAAGCTCGGCAAGGCCGTGGTCGTCGATTACGGCGACAAGACCATCGCGACCTATGGCCATCTCAGCGAAATCCTTGTCGGCAAGGGGCAGGCCGTATCTGCCGGCGACCTGATCGCCCGGTCGGGCAACACGGGAAACTCGACCGGTCCGCACCTCCACTATGGCCTCCGCGTCGATGGCCGCCCGGTCGATCCGCGCGGCCGAACGGTGCGTCAGGGCGCCGGCGTCAAGGCGCAGGACGAACAGGCGCGCGAGCTTGCCGAGCAGGAGAAGCAGTATCAGCGGCTGCTCGCTATTTCGCAGCAACAGCTCTCCGTCGAGGCGGAGAGCTTGCGGTTCCTTGGCCTCAAGGTGCGCGGGCTCGACGAGCAGGCGGCATTGGAGGGCGATCTCGCCCGCAGCCGTCACGATTATGCCGAGCAGATGGCGCAGCTCACCGCAAACCAGCGGGAGGAGCAGGGCAAGGTCACGGCCGAGGTGACGGCCGCAGCGCGCGAACTGGAGAACAAAGCGGCGATCTATGCCAATCTCCGCGTCGAGGCGCGCGACCTGAGCAGCCTGACCGACGATCAGCGCAAGACGCTCGACGCCGCCAACACCGCGATGCTCGACCAGCTAGAACTCGCGCGCGGTCTCGCCAAGACCGCCGCGGAGCGCCAGCTGATCGAGGAGGCGATCCTGCGCGCCAAGAGCCGCATGACGGTCGCCGATGCAAAGGGCAACGACCTGGCACGTGACGAGAAGCGCGCGGCCGAGGAGCTTGCTCGCGAGCTGGAAGACCAGCGCCGCGACCATCTCGAGCGCCAGCGCGACCAGATCTATTCGCTCGCCAGCTTCTACCGCGACGCCTTCCGCGAGGGCGGCAAAGGTATCGCCGAGAACTTCAAGGACGAGATGCTGGATGTCATCAGCGAGGTGGCGGCGCGCTGGACGCTCGCACTTTTGTCTGGCCAGAAGACTTCGCTCGGCTCGATCCTCAGCGAGATGGGGGCGACCTCGGGCGTCGGCGGCGGGGGCCTGATCGGCGGCCTGCTTGGCGGGCTCGCCGGCGGCAAGAAGGCTGGTGCGGCGTCGCTCGTCCCGGGCATCGGCGACCTTGCCGCCGCCAAGGCTGGTGGCGGCCTGTTGGGCGGGTTGGGCGGCATCGGGGGCGCCATCAGCTCCGCGCTTCCCTATGCGGCGATCGCGATGGCGGTGTTGCCGATCATCTCGAGCCTGTTCAGTTCGCCCAAATGGGGTAGCGCCGGTCTCTCGCTCAACGGCGGTGTCGTCTCCGGCGGGCAGGGCATCGGCAAAGGTTCGAGCCAGATCAAGGGCGCGACCGGCGCGGCCGGCTCCGTTGCCGACGGCGTCAATCGGCTCGCCGAACAGCTCGGCGCGAACATCTCTGGCATCCCCGGCGTCACGATCGGCACCTGGGACGGCAAGGCGCGCGTCGCCCTGACCAGCACCTCCGAGCCGCTCCACGCCAAGAGCAAGGCGGGCAAGGCCGGGCTCATCAAGGATTTCGGCGAGGGCGGTGAGGCCGAGGCGCTGAAGTTTGCCATTGAATACGTGTTCACGAACGCGGCGCTCGACGGGATCAGCCAGGCATCCAAGAATATCATCAAGGCGGGCGGCGCCGATGTCAGCAAGGCGATCGAGAAAGCGCTGCTGATCGAGGACATCCCGAAGCGGCTGCAATCGAAGCTCGACCCCGTCGGCTACGCGATCGACCAGCTCAACAAGCAATGGGACAAGACCATCGCGGCCCTGATCGAGGGCGGCGCGTCCGCCGAGCAGATGGCCGACGCCCAGAAGCTCTACAAGATCGAGCTTGCCGAGACCAAGGCCGCTGCCCGTGCCGCGTCGGCGGACCTGAAGGAGTTCCTCAACGGACTGAATTTCGGGAGCAATTCCCCCTATTCGCTGCGCGATCAGGAGAGGATGGCTGCGGAGGCGCTCAAGCCGTTCGAGGAAGCGATCCTCAAGGGCGAGCGGGTCGATCAGGGGCAGTACACTGCGGCGGCGCAGCAATGGCTGGATCTGCAGCGCGAACTGTTCGGCTCCACCGGCAAGTTCTTCGAGGGCATGGACCGTATCCAGAGCCTGACCGGCAAGGCGATCAGCGATATCGACAACGCCAAGCCGATCCGGGTCGAGACCGATCCTTTCGTCAAATCCACAGCGGCAAACACGCAGGCGAGCGCCGAACTGCTGGAGCAGATCTCCCGCCAAACCGCCGAAACCAACGCGCTGCTCGCCCGCCTCGCCGGCGGCTCCGGCTACGATGGGTTCATCGGCGGCTATGGCCGCAACTTCCTCGAGCGGTCGGCCGCCTGATGCCCGCGACACCAGATACTATCGCCGCCGGCACGCGCGAAGTTCAGATCGAGACCTGGGCGGATGGCGCGATCAAGGCGCGCTATGTTCGTGCCCGCGACGGGAGCGAGGCCCCAGCGGAGGGTTTCTTCGATCTCGCCAGCGATGCCGCGGCGGTGTTGATCCAGCGCGCCGCGCTGCTCGGGACCGAACGGCGCCGGTTCAAAGTCGTGGTCGACGAACTGATCTGGCCGGATCCGGGAGCGGGAATTCCGACCGTGCAGCTCGTGGACAGCGAGCACAGCGTGAGCGCACCGGCGATCGTCTGCCGCGTCGAGCTCAATCTCGAAACCGAGCAAACCCTGTATGAGGTGCTGACCTGATGGCGAACGCGTGGGCCATGCGGCCGTTGCCGATGTCGGCGATTTCGGCCGGCTCAACGGCTGCCGGGCATTCCCCCTCCTATCTTGCGAACGATTTCGCCGGGGTCGTGTGGAAAAGTGCCGGCGGGGCCGCGGACGTGACGATCACGGTCGATATGGGCTCGGCTGTCGCGCTCGACGCGGCGCTGTTCTTCGGGTGCACTGGCGCCGCACCGGAATGGACGCTGACCGTCGAGAGCGCCGACAACAACACCTTCACGGCCAACTCGGCCACCCTGGCGAACGCAATCCCTTTCCTCGCCGGCGAGAGCTTCCCGAGCCATGGCCGCGGCGTCGGCTATTGGTCGACCAGCGCCGCGGTGACCGCTCGGCGGTGGTGGCGCTTCACCATCGGCAACCTCGCCAACGCGCAGGTGACCGTCGCGCGGGTGGCGCTGGGGCAGAAGATGACGCTCGAGCGCAACTTCGCCTTCGGTGGTGGCTGGGGCGTTCGCGACCTCGGGACGGTGGATTTCTCGACCGCGGGCGTCCGCATGCGACGTCGCGCGGTGAAGCTGCGCACGCTGGGCCTGACCTTTCCCAACGTTCGCCGGGACGAGGTCGAGACAAAGGTGCAGCCGCTGGTCGAGAAGGCCGCGGGGCAGGAGCCGATCGTGCTGGTGACCAACCCGGATGGCGATCCGAACCGCCAGCAACGCTGCTGGTTCGGCCACCTGTTCGGCGATCTCGGCACTGTGCAGCGCTCGGCCGCAGGCTGGGAATGGCGCGCCAACCTCATCGACCTGATCCCGATCCCCAAGGCGAGCTGACGTGACCGCTATTCTGGTGCAGATCGACGGCCATGACCCGGTGGCCGGCGCGGCGGTGACCCTGCGCGCCGCCAGCGTCGACGACGATCGCGTCTGCCACCTCGACGGGCAGGTGTGGTGGCCGGCACTGATGACGCTTCCCGCGCTGCGCTACGACCTGTTCGACGGGGCGTTCGGCAACGCGATCACGACGCCGCAATCGTCATTGGCGCTGGCGATGGAAGCTTGGCCCGACCTCGGCCGCTACATGCTGGCGGACGCGCGGGTGCAGATTTGGTCAGGGGAGATCGGAGACGCATGGGCGGGTTATGTGCAGCGCTTCGACGGCCGGGTAACCTCCCAACCGGCGATGGCGAACGGGCTGGCGACGGTCGCGTTCGCGGTTGACGATCGCTGGCTCGATTCCCCGCTACTCGCCACCTATGCGGGAACGACCGGCGCGGAGGGTGAAGCCGCACTCAAGGGCCAGCCCAAGCCGCTTGCGATCGGCGCGCCCCGGTTTGTGTCCGGACTGATGGTCGACGCCATCAACAATGTCGTTCAACTTTCGTCCTATGGCGCGATCGAGGGTGTCGAGGTCGCGTTCGAACGGCTCGCCGCCTTTGGGGCGCCCGTCGCTGACTATCCGAGCTACACCGCACTGGTCGCCGCAACCATCCCCGCCGGTGCATGGGCCACAGCGAAGGCTGTGGGCATGGTCCGCCACGGAGCGCCGCCTGCGGGTCGCCTCTCCTATCACCTCAAAGGGGACAAGGGCGGGCCGGATGGCTGGATCAGGCAACCCGGATCGATCATTCGTCGCCTGGCGCTTCTGTCGGGCGGGAACGGAAAGACCGACGACGCGTCCCTTGACGCGCTGAACGCCGCCCGGCCACATAGCTTGTCGGTCTATCAGGCCGAGCAGTCGAATGCGCGCGAGCTGGTTCAGCGGATCGCGGCGAGCGTCAACGCCGTTGCCGGCGTGAGCTGGCTGGGCAAGCTCTGGGCGGTGCCGATCGGGTTCGGGGGAGCGGCAATGACGCTCGATGCGGATGGCCGCGCGCTGCCTCCAGTCGCAAGCGTCGAGCAGCTCGAGAACGGCGCGCCGTGGTGGCGCCTGGCGATCGGTGCCGAGCGCACATGGAATGTCCACCCGCTGAGCGATGTCGCGTTTACCGCGCCGCTGATCGAGCGGGGGCTCTATAGCGTCACCGAAAGCTATCGAGAGGGGCATATCGTCGACACAGATGTCGGCGCCCGGTTCCTGTTCATCGCGACGACGCCGGCAACAGGTTCGGCGCTCCCGGCACCGACGTTCCCGCCGGCGCCGCCCGCGCAGAACGCCCACTGGATTCAACTCCGGCCCCCAGCGACCTATGCCGATGGGCGGCCGATCGAGGAACTCAAACCCGCAGCGCCGGGGGCTACGCCAGGCGCGCCGGCCGGATCGGATATCGGCGGCGTGTTGGACCCGCAGACTGGCCTGGTCACAGGTGGCAAGCCCGCGGAACTGGTGCTTGAGGACGCTGACAACGCGCTCGTCGAACAGATTGTCGCCGCGGCTGATGCGATCCTGTCTCGCGAACGCGATCGCCGATTGTTGTTTCCCGGTGGCGACGGCGCCGATGTACGGACGGCGTTCCGGAGGGAGGCGAGCGCTCGCCGTGCTATTGCTGCGCAGCTCGTGACAGTTGCGGCCGCGCTCGGTGGCGTCTCGACCAGCGTCCAACAGTTGATGGAGGCCTTCACCGATGGGGAGGAGGGCTTCGCCCGTTTCCTGTTGCGCGCGCAGGTGGACAGCGAAGGCGACCCCACATCGATTGTTGGGATCGAGGGCTTGGCAGGCGCGGGCGCAGGCGTGTTGGATTTCATCGCTACAGCGATCCGAATGAAGCACCCGGTCAGCGGCGAGGCGCTGATCTATTTCGACACCGCCGCAGGCAAAATGATCGCCAGATCGGTCGAGGTCGATACGCTTAAGGTCAACACCGCCGTGGTGCCGGTGCGTGCGACGGCGACCAACAACATCACGGGAACCGGGGTGGGCGGGTCGTGGCAGAGCGCTTTGTCGGCGAGCATCGTGATGGCGAAGGCAGGGGTGATCGAGGCCGATTTCATCACGCGGCAAGGCTTCAGCTCGGGCGATCAGGCGTGGGAGTTCGAGCTGCTGGTCAACGGTGTGGTCGTTTACGCGACCGGTGGCGGCCGCACGCAAGACAGTATCCCGCTCGACGGATCAGCGACGGTCGCCGCCGGCACGCATACCGCATTGGTTCGCTGGCGCGCGCATAGCAGCGTCAGCCTCGGCAACCGGCAGCTTCGCCTCAAAGGCTACCCAGCAACGGAGTGAACCATGGCGCGTGCAGTGCTCTACGACGAAGACGGTAATATCCTTCAGCTAACCGAAGGCAGCGACGAGAATGTCGGTGCGACCGCAGAAGCGCGCGGTGTCGCGGTCATGCCGATTCCTTCGGGGCCGCTCTACGACGACTTCTATCTCGACACGACCCACAAGGTCGTCGGCGGCGCGATCGTGGAGAACTGAGCAATGAGCGATCTGACCATTGCCGCTGAGGCCCTCAACCGTGTGTCAGCGCTCTACGGCGTTACTCGCGAGCAACTTGTTGAGGTCGCTGGCGGCCCAGCAGATGGCGGACCCAATGGCGACGGATGGTATCCGATCACGCTTGGCGATGGCGAGACGACGGTGTCGATGCCGTCGATCGCCAAAGTCCTGTCGCTCTACGCAGGCTCGCGCGGCCTTCTGAAAGGTAGCTGGGCAGAGCTTGAGGCCATTCTCGCGGAAAGCGAGGTCGGCACGCAGGCGAGCGTGGATACCGCAGACAGCGGCACGCATGCTGAACCCGGCGTGGTGGGTCCGGTCCCGAATTCTGGCACCTATGAGCTCACTCAGGTCGGTGCCGATCCGAAGTACTGGAAGCGCACGGGAAATCTGCTGGTCACGGATCTGCAGGCGGCCGTCGCCGAGGTGCAGGGGGCGATCGGGACAGTTGAAGAGATCGCGGGCAGCGTCCGCATTTCCTCGGGCAACTTGCTGGCCACCGCGGCGCCTTCTTTCTCGATGGGCGGCGGAGCGGAACCGACACCCGGCACGCAATGGGGAGTGACAATCCCAGCCGGGGAAGTCGGCGATACCTCGGCACAGGTTCGCCTTGCTCTCCCTTACGTGCCGCAGGACGGCGCGAAATCGACCTTTGAGGTGGCCATCCGAACCTCCGACACCTTTACCCGGACCGTGTACGCTGATCTTGTTGTATCGACAGCAACGAACCCGTTCGGGGTCCTCCGCACGGACGGTCTGACGGTGACGCCAAAGATCAACGGCGCGAGCCGGATTTACCAGTACGACTATGAGTTTCAGGGTGACGAGCTTGGGTTCTGGCCGCGCGTCCAGACGGTAACCGCGGCGCCTGCCGCGACTGAGGAGCGTTGGGAGGTCCTCGGCCTGACGGAGATTCGCGGCTTCGTCGTCGGAAACGCCGGGACCGCTTCGGACGAGATGCTGAACAGTCGGGTTCCTGACATCATGCGCCCGATCGTACAGCCGATGCGCGTCGGATCGGGTGACATCCTGCGAACGCTCGGCGCCTATGTTTCGACCAGCGGCGGCGCTCAGGCTGGCAACACTCCATTTGAACTCGTTATCCCCTCCGCCGAGACCGGTGACAGCGCGCAGGTGCAGGCGAGATGGGCGGTGGATGGCGCCGCGCTCGCGGACAAGCGAATCGAGATCAAGGTCCGCGTGCTGCCCAGCGAGGAATTTACACGTATCTGGAACGCGTTCTTCCTGATCGTCACGCCCGAGGCGCCGACCGGAGAGTTTCGTCCTTCCCGGATGAAAAGCGTGCTGACTTTTGAAGGCGCCGCGCGAATCTACACGATCACCTATCACTTTGTCGGGGACGAGACCGGGCTGTGGTACGCGGCGCTGCTCTCGGCCGGCAACACGCCTGCCCTCACCGAGGAGCGTCTCGCGATCACCGGCTTTTCGTGGGCGCCGCTTGAAGGTCCCGACGCGCTCCGCTCCGCGGCGGATGTTGCTCTCGACGGACGCCTGTCCGCCGCGATTGCCGGATCGCAGGAATATGCCCGCACGATCGAGGTCGGTGCGGGCGGCGCGTATCCGCACGTCGAGGGCGCGCTCGCGTCGATCGCCGGCGCCAGCGCAGTCGGCCGATATCGCATCCGCTTCCACGGCACCATTGAGGGCGTGGCGGAGCTGTTCACCAAGGATTATGTCGATATCGCAGGGGCGAGCCGCGCCGCCACTTATCGATTCCGCAACCCCGCCGATGCCAGCGCCGCTGAGATCGAATTCTCCTCGCTGGCGTGGCCGACGTCGCACACGCGCTTCTCCTACGGCAACTATGAGCTCGAGAACGGGCGCTACGTCTTCCATCCCGAGACCGCCGGCAGCGGGATCCGCGACAAATCGGTGACCTTCTTCAACATCACCGCGCGGCATCGGGGCAACGCGAGCGCGGTGAACAACACCTGGTCGCCGCAGTCGCAAGTTCCGATCGGCGCCGGCCTTTCGAGCGGGCACAAGCTGTTCGCCGATGCCAGCAAGCTCATCGGCGTCGGCGGAGCATTTGGCGGTCACAACAATGTCGGCGCCATCGAACCGATCCTGATCGAGATCAGCGACACGCTGCTCGCGACGACGACGCCCGGGTTGGCGGCGATGCGCTTCGCCCCGGTCGGCTCCAAGCAGCCTGACCTGATCCGCATCAACAACAACGGCTGGTGCGGCGATTTCGTCTATGGCACCGGCCAGGGCGCGCCATGGCTGCTGACTGACCTTGTCGATCAGCCGGCCTGGCAGAATGAGGCCGATGTCATCGGCCATGGCAATTCCGGCCTGCTCTTCCGCCCGATGGGGACCGGCGTGGCGCTCAAGATCGAGAGCGAGACCATGGGCGGCGGCTCGATCGTGGAGATCGACGAAGCGGACCCGCTCTGGCCACTGATCCTCGGCGATGGCACGGCGCCCAGGCACGAGAAGATCGCCGGCTATCCCGGCCTCGCGGGCGCTGTGCTGGGCTGGGGCAACATCTCCGGCGTACCGGTCGGCTTCGACGGGCTGATCACCAACTCGCTCGCTGTTCGCCTCGGCGACCGCGCCAGCGCGCCGGTTGCCGGCAAGATTCGGATCGACGGCGGCGCGTGGCAGACGGTGACGATGGATGCGGACTTCACCGGGCAGGACAACCCGTCGATCGTCGCGGCCATTCAGGCGCAGATCGCAGGGGCGATCGTATCGGCCTATCCGATCGACCGCGACTTCATGGCGCGCCTCACCGACGAAGAATGGGTTGTCCGCAACGACACGGGCATCGGCTACCCGATGCGGACCGTCCTCGCATGGGATACGGTCAAGGGGCAGAATGTCCGCCCGATGACCGCCGCGGACCCGGTCTCGCGTCTCGCTGGCGTCTTGCTCGAGCGCTTGCCGCCTGGCGAGGTCGCGCGCGTCAAGAAGCCGGGTGGCCTCCTGCCCCTCAGCTGGGTGCGCCGCACCGACGCCGCCGCCGTCGCGCTGGGCGATGGGTTCAGCATCTCGACCGATGGTCAGGTGGCGAAAAGCGAAACCAAGCCGGTGCTGCGCGCGATCCGCGGCGACGCGTTCGAGGTGCTGGGATGATGCCGACCGAGCCGACAATCCTCGAGGAGGGCGCCAAAATTGCAAGCGCGGGCGTTGGAGTTGGCGGCGGGTTTTTTGCGCTCCGCTGGCTAGTTGGATGGCTCACAGGGCGCATGGATCGGCGCCAGGAGGTGCTTGATGCGCAAGAGGGCAGCATCGATCAGGAGTGGAAGAATCTCCGCGAGGAGTTGAAACGCGATAATGCCGACTTGAAGCGCCGTATGGACTCTGTCGAAACGCAGAATTCGGCGCTGCGGCGGGCGTTCAATCACGTCGCCGGCGCGTTGATCCGGATCGACCCGATGAACCCTGCTCTCGCGCAGGCGGATCAGATGCTCACGCAGGCCTTCCCGCTCGATTTTTCTCTGACGACCGAGCGCGCGGAAGCGGCGCTCAACGCAACCGATCCGGCGCGACGCGCCGAATAGCCGAAAGGACGAACGATGGACGTAGCGACGCTGCAGCGGCGCCTGAAGGCGCTTGGCCTCGATCCGGGGCCGGTGGACGGGATCGCAGGGACGAAGACGCGCGCCGCGATCCTTCGGGCATTGACCAATCGCAGCGCCCCGGCGCTGACGGCCAGTCAGATTGCGGGTGTTGCCGCCGATCTGCGCGTACCCGTCGGTCATATTCGCGGTGTGCGGACAGTGGAGGCGCCGCGTGGCGCGTACGACGATCAGGGGCGTCCAACGACCCTGTACGAGCCGCATGTGTTCTCCAGGCAGAGCGAGCATCGCTTCGATCGATCGCATCCGAAACTGTCGTACAAGCAGTGGAAGTCGGGCGCCTACGGGCCGTTCAGCGTGCAGTACATCAAGTTGCTCGACGCCTGCGCGCTCGATCCCGGCGCGGCGTTTCAGGCGTGCAGCTGGGGCGCGTTTCAGGTGCTTGGCGAGAATGCGGTCGACCTGGATTATGAGGACGCGTTCGCGATGGTCGTCGCGTTGACCGTGAGCGAGGCGGCGCATCTCGACAGCTTCGTCCGGTTCGTCCGGTTCAAGAAGCTCGAGGACGAGTTGCGCGCGTGCCGGCCGGGCGACCCGAAAAGCTGCGAGGCGTTCGTCGCGGTCTACAACGGCACCGGGCAGGTGAAGAAGTACTCGGCCTGGCTGGCGGAGGCGATTCGATGAACGCGCCGTGGTGGCAGCGGCTGTCGCCGCGCGCCGATCTGGGCCGCCCACCATGGGAGGTTCGCGCCCTTCGCGTCGTCATCGGTCTCGTGATGATCGGAGCAGCGATCTCGACGCTCAACACCGTCCTGACCACCGAGAAGCCCATCCTTGAAGCGAACAAGCTTGAGGTGGGGATGATGATCGGTTGGATCATCGCGAAGACCGGCACGGTCATTGATTGGCTCTTTGGCGGTAGCGAGAGCGGCACCCGACGCGCCGACGCGCAGGCGCACAATCTGGAGCCGCGATCGGTCCAGATTGACCAGCCCCCCGAGGAACCAATCCCGGTGAAGCCCGCGGGCGAATGACCCCGCCGGCGGGTTGCCGGCATCTCAATGCAAAGGTGAAATATGAGCTATTCGTTCAATGTGCGCGTGTCATCGGCCACGCTGGCCGCGGCTGCTGTCAGCAGCGAGTTCGACAAGATCGTCGAAGCCCAGCCCATCCATGCGGGCGATCGTGAGCAGGCGGAAGGCGTGGTCACCGCTCTTCTTCCGCTAGTCGCTGAGCCGGGTGAAGGTCAGGAGCTGTCCATCTCGGTCAACGGCTACATCAGCAAGTCCGACGACGCCGTGAGCGGTATCAGCGTCGGCGCGTCGATCCACGTCACCACAAAGGCCGAATGACCGCACGGCGGGGCACCAACCCCGCCGCCCCTCTGGCCGGCGGGTTGCCGGCATTTCACGAAAGGAGCGCGTCATGCGCCGTATTCTTGTTCTGGCCGCCGCGGCGCTCGCGGTGGCCTGTACCCCCCTGTCCGATATCTCGCCGCCCGGCTCAACCACAGCGCGCGCCGACGCGATCGAGAAGGTTGCCGCGGCGGCGGCTGACATTGCCGATGCGCTCGAGGTGGTGCCCCCGGCGACGATCGCCGGCAACACCACGATCCCGGAGCGCGGTGTCCGCGTCGCCTTCCTGTCGTTCGATGCGGCGCTGACCGCGGTCAACCTGGCGATCGATCTCAAGGCGATCACGCCGGGCAGTCCGGCCGCATTGCGGATCCGCGGCGGCGTGTTCGAGGTAAAGCGATGGCTCAATGCCGCGTCGGCCGCCCAGCGCGCCAGCAACGCGGCGAGCTATCGCGAGGCGCTGGAACAGGCGAAGCGCGCGCTTGCCGGCGTCCGAACCGAACTCGCGCGATAGGAGGCTCCCTTGGACATCAAGAAGATCATCGCCGCGGGCAAGGCTGTGGCCGCGCTCGATCCGCGCGTCGCCGGCGTTGTTGCTGCGGTCGAGGCAGTCATCGCGATCGTCGACGACGCGCGTGAGACCGTCACGATACCCGACGACCAGCTCGCCGAGCTGAGCGAGACGCGTGAGGCGCTGGAGGCGCGCGTCAATGCCAAGGCGGACGCCACGGCCGACCGGCTGGCCGGATAGGCCTGCTCCAGCCGTTGCCATCGGGAGGGCGTGCGCTGCTCTGCGGCGTGCGCCCTTTTTTGTTTCGCCGCTGCGTCTCGACTCTTGCTGATGTTCTCATCATGTTCCGCACATGCGATTCGGCGGCGACCTGACAACGAAAGCATTCCTCGCGCTGGAGGAGGTGACGCAGGACTGTCGATTCTGCATCCCCGAGCGAACCTATGCCGTGCGCTTCGCGCTGGCCTATCTCTACGCGCTCAAGCCGGGTGACTCGTCGCCCTATGTCGAGTTCTGGCAGATGATGGCTGGGGAGAGCGACCTCTTTCGTTTCCAGTTCACCAACCGCACCTTGGACGCGATCTACCGGGCGCACGGCATCGAGCGCGAAGATCCGATGGCGCGGGATTTCTGGCAGGCTGCACAGGCTCGCGCGGCCCGGCGCGACGGAATCTCCTAGCTGAGCCAGCCATAGACCGCGAGCGCCGCGCTAAGCAGCAACAATCCGGAGATCAGCGCGACCTCCGCCGCCCGCGCTATTCGTCGGGCCATCCGATTTCCGCCTCGCCGATGCCGAGATAACGCTCGAGCTTCCGGCGATCGGCCGGCTCGAGCCAGTCCGGCCGGCCGTTGCGAACCCAGTCCGACAGAAAGCGGTCCGCCTTCCCGATGATCCGCGAGAGTGAGGCGAGCGTTTCGCCGCGCTCCTCAGCCCGTTCACGAAGGCGCTGTCGCGCTTGGATCTGTGTTGGCCACGGCTTCATTGCTCGAGGGCCTTCCTTTCCCCGTTCTCGAAATAAATCGCTGCCAGCTCGTTCTCGTGCAGCTTCGCGAACTCGACCGGGATGCCGAGATAGCTGCGCGGCAAGGGCTGTGCCGGGTCGCCCTCGGCAAACTTGCCGTCAGCCTTTTCCAGAACATCATGCCAATCGTCTTCCCGCACCGCGAACTTGGCCGGCACACGGCCCTCGGCGTGCACCGTGTCGAGCAGGTTCTCCATCGCATCGGTCGTCTTCATGCCACCCTCCTAGTTCCGTTTGCCTTCGAGCAGCGTCGCCGCGGGGCGCGCGTCGCCCAGCACCATATCCGCCCAGATCTGCGCGAGCTCAACACGTCGATCCATGTGCGCCGCGCGGTTATAGGCTCCCTCGACCTTATCCTCGGCGACGTGCGCCAACATCAGGTTGATGACCTCGCGATCGTCCGGCCGCCCTTCCCTTCGCCGCCACTCGTTCATGATCGACGAGAAGGATGAGCGATAGCCGTGCGTGCAGTGCTTGTAGTGGTAGGCACCGCTGCGCGCACGGATGATGAGCGCCCGGACCGCGTTCTCGGTCATCGGCCGGTGCGCGTGCCGATCGTTCGGGAAGACATAGGGCAGATGCCCGGTGAGCGGTCGGATCGCCTCGAACACCTCCACGGCCTGCCGTGACAGCGGCGCGAGGAACTCGAACGTCTCATCGTCCTTGAGCCGGAGCATCAGCTTCATTTCGCTCGGCGGCACCCGCCACAGCGGGTTGGGGCCGTCGAGGCCTTCCAGATGCTCCCATCGGCAATGCCGCTGCACAGACGACCGGACGGCCGTCAGGGCAACCAGTCGGTTCGCGAGCTTGGTCACCGGACTGGCGCGCTCCGCCTCGACGTCCGCGATCATGGCGCGCAATTCATCGAGGTCGGTAATCGCCGGCTGCTTCGTGGACTTCGGTTTCGGCTTGAGCAGCGACTTGATGACGGCGGCCGGGTCGCCGCTGCGCAGACCCGCGGCGGCGGCAAAGGCGAAGATGTCGCTTGCCCGTTGCCGCAGCCGGGCGGCTGTCTCGATCGCGCCGCGGCGCTCGACCTTTCGCAGCGCGTCGAGCAACAGCGCTTCGGTCACGTCCTTGACTGGCAGCGACCCGATTGCCGGGAACAGGTCGTTCTCAAGGCTGGTGATGACATTGCCAGTATGCACCTCGCCCCAACGCGGCGCGTTCAGCGCGTGCCACGACCGGGCGCATGCCTCGAACGTCTGCTCCGCGCCGATCGCCTGGGCGGCCTTCTGCTGCTTCCGCTCGACGCCCGGATCGCGGCCTTCGCGCACCGCCCGCTTCGCCGCGTCGCGCTTCTCGCGCGCCTCCGCGAGCGAGACCTCGGGATACAGCCCGAAGGTCAGGAGCTTTTCTTTCTCGCCGAACCGGTATTTGAGCCGCCACGAGCGCGAGCCTGTCGGCGACACGAGCAGGAACAACCCACCACTGTCGGAGAGCTTGTAGGGTTTCTCTTTTCCCTTCGCCTTGCGCGCCTGCGTATCCGTCAGCAT